AGCTATAGGATATTTTACTAATGATGAGTTTAAAAGTTCAGTTGATAAAATGATTCAACCTTTACGTGATAAGATGACTAAGTTTAGAGATGATATGATTGAATCTACTAAAAACTTTTTAAATAACCTTTTTGATCCTTTTATTACAACTGCTGAAGAAAATGAAAAAATTGATAAGAAAATGAGCCCCGAAGATTTAGCAGCTCAAAAAAAGATACAAGATCAAATAGCTGCAACAGAAACTTCTAGAGGAGAAATATTTAGTGCAAGGCAAGCTCAGTTTGGTGATATTGCTGCACCGGGTAATCAAAGTTTAGAAAGAGTAAGAAAAGCTGGAGAAGAAGCTGGCATTGATTTAGAAAATACTAAAAATGAAGATGGTGTAAAGCTATCATCAATTGAAGATACCAATACTCTTTTCTTTGCAATCAATAAAATTCTAATGGATCGACAAGCAGCATTGGAAAAACAATTAGCACCAATACTTGAAAAGCGAGATGAAATAGAGGTTGATATTGAAAAGAAAGAAGACATTAGCAACATGTCTGATTCTTCTCTTTCTAGTAGAATTAAAACTCTTACTGCAATGAAATCAAGTCCGAATTTTTCAAGATCTGATAATGCTCAAAGAACAGCTGCTATCAATGAAGAAATTAAAATTTTACAAACTGAACAACAGTCTAGAATTTTATCGCCAGCTGTTGTAGATGCATCAACTACTAATAATGGAAGTTCTACTACAGTGATCACCCCACCGACTCCTTCTGCCAATAATGGCGAGGATCCGGTGAGGGAAGTTGTTGTTTTTTAGTCTTCTTGAGCTAACTTAGCAAAGTAAGACATCGTATCATCATCACTGGTAACATTCATTTCTTCTGCAGTGATTGGTTCAGCCACTTTATACTCAGGTGCCGGAGCAGGAACATTCATTTGAGATTCCTGTGCCATAGTAGGTGCACCCATAGCTTGAGGTGATTCACCAAGAACCCGTGCAAGTTTAGCTTTGAGTTCATCATAAGTCTTATAGTTCGAAGGATCAGTGAATTCATTAAGGTTATGTTGTTTACCATATACCTCTTCGAGTTTTGTATCATCACCACCGAACAATGCTGCAGGTGAAGCAAATTCAGATTTATCGTAGTTGCGATAACCTTCAACCTGACGAATCTTAAGTTTAAAGTCTGCACCATCCCAAAAGTCAAATGGGTTAACAGCTTTCTCATCAGCAAATGATGGCTGCATAACATCCATAACTTTATCAAAGATTTTCTTACCAAACTTATAGAGTACTACACGGCCAACATTATGTGGAGCAGAAGGATCTTCTACAACCAATGCATTAACTACATAGTGTAGTCGACGCTTTTGTTTCCGGGCAGTATCTTTATCTTCTTCATGGCCGGAATTCCAGAGCCGTGAGTTGAGTTCGCCAACAGGATCAGGTTGACCAATAGATGTAAGGCTGTTTTCGATATACCATTGACCGGTTGGTCCTTTGAATCCATGGTCCCAATATCGAACCCACGGTAAGTCTGAACCTTCTGCGGCTGGCAAGAATCTGAGTACGGCATATCCATTTCCTGCTTTATCTACTGTTGGTTTCCATTCACGTTCATCAGCGTATGACTTTTTCTCACCGCCACCGACGGCTTCTGCTGCTTGTACGAGTTTGGAGATTTGATCGCGGTTGCGTTTTAGATTTTCGAATGACATTGTATTTCCTTTTTATATTGCAATGTATGATTTATTATAACACAGTATGACTGTAATGTACAACTATTTATATTCAACTTATTCGAATAATGCTGAATCAATTGAATTAGTTTTTGGAATGAAGTTAAGATTCATAGCCTCAGCTTCAAGCTTTCCTTTTATGATAGGGGATACAAATTTCTTTACATCCTCTGGCTCAATATCGTTCTTCTCACAGATGTATAGAATAGCATCCATGTAGGTAATCTTTAAATCACCTACTGCTTTTTCTACCATCTTTGAAAATTTAGCTTTATTGAGAAACTGTTCTTCTACTGTCATTTATCTAATGCCCTTAGTAAAATTGTATCCATATTCAATCTACCATTCGGTACATTGACTTTAGTAGTAAGTTGTTTGAACTCCTTATCAATTTGAGTTACACTCTTATTCTGAACAATAGCAATGAATTCATCAGGCTTTCTAAGCTTAGTACACCTACTATTAACTTTATCAAAGTTCTTAAGTGATGTACCTGAGATCTCAAATCCATTAGCAGCTTGAGTAATATATTCAGAAAGGATACGAGTCTTAGTATTAAATGTGAATAGCCGAGTTTGACCAACCATTTTAATAGGTGGTATAGACACTAGCTTAAACTCATTATCTTCTTTCTTATATTGAACTCGAGTGACTTGTTTATCCGCAGCTTTAGGACCTTTCACCTTTGTAGCTCGAGTAGCTTTGGCTGCAGCTTTAAGTTTATCTAGATCAGCTAGCATAGACTCACAACATTTAATGCGGCGATTGAGTTCAGGTCTTTTCACATGTGCATAACCTTCAACAGCATCAGGACAACGCTTATGATATGCATCACCATAATCTAGTAACCATCCCTCAATCACCGGCCTTACAGCGTTAGTAGCACTGTTAGGCAAACCGTGTCGTTTAAATTCTTGGTAAACATCTAGCTCAGCTTTTTCTCCATCCATCCATTGATCTTCTAGATCAAGGAGATCTTGCATGATGGTATTACCTATTTTGTTTTGCAATCTTTGCATCGGAGAAAGAGATACAACTTTATCTGAGTCTTTTAGCTTAGCTTGCTTTTCAAAGTATAGCTTCTTACCCATTTCAGTGCATTCAATTAAATGCTTATATAGTCCTTCAGCATATTGTTTAACCTTATCATCTGAAGGTAAACCAGCATCAATCCAAAATGCTGTAGCACATTTATGAGTAAACGCATAGAACTTATAGTCCGGACATGATAGAACATATCGTGCTTGTTCTTTGTCCATATTCTTTTTTACATATGACTTCAATGTATTAATAACATCTTTACGATCAACATTCATATGAAAGTAATCTTTAGCAACACTAAATCCTTTATCAATAGGAACTGCCGATAAACCGGTTTTAGCTTTAGCTCTAAGTTTTTGTTTACGTTTTGCCATTATTCTTTACCTCTTTCTTCATGTTCAGCAATAAGATCTTGAACTGCATTAGCTTGAGCTAATACAAGTTTATGGGCAAAAGCATATGGCCCATTTGCATCCAGCCGAATATCTTCTTTAACTGTATGAGCTAGTGTTTGTGCAAGTATTAGTAACTCACCGTACTTATATGCATATGTTTTTTCCATAATATACTCCTCTTTCTTTATTATACTACTATTCTACCACACTTTGACGTAAAAGTAAAGGAAAAAATGCATATTGCTGTAACTTTTTTTAGTGGCACCTTCTGGTGTGCATTCATAGACAAATGATGTATAGTTTATCCCCTACGCATTCTGGCGATTTCATGTGCATCATTACTATCTTTACGAATAGGAACCATGTTTGATTTATGGAGGGTGCCAATGCCAGCAAGCTCATCGCCTGTGTAGCGATTTTCATGACGCTTGCCGGACACTGGCATTATAACATCGCTTGTTGGAATAGTACTACGCACCGTATAGTTAGGCATTGGTGCCTTGTACTTACGGCCAGCGTTGCGATCATAGCCTAAAGACTTGAGGAGCTTTGCTGTCTTACGTTCTTCTTCAAGGACTGCAGCAGTCTTTTGCCGAGCCTTACGCTTACGAGTACTAATGGTAGTCATACCACGAACCAAATGCATTGTCATAATTATCGATACTCCACATCTGTTGATTTATAATGGCCTTTTCTAGTCATATCATTGATGCGTTCTTGCATATACTGGCGTACGATTTTTTGCACTGAGTCATACTCACCGCCGGTAATCATTTTCATACGTTGTAGCTCACCTTCGAATACACGTACCGCCATCATTCGATCACTAGAAAGATTTTCCATTATTCTATTCTACCACAGTTTCATTCGATTGTACACCGTTAATTGCGTCTACAAGCACTTTTGCTTCAGCAAGTTCATCAGCTTTTTGAGCTACTACATTATCGTCAAGTTCTTTGAATGCACGTGTTTCACGTAGCTTTTCAAGTAGGTACTCATTCTGACTAATACGAGTTTTAATCACAGCGTTGGCTGTAGCATTCTTATACTCGAGTAGAACATAGGCACGATACTGCGTACCATTTTGAACGATCTGTTGTTCTTTGACAGAGTAACCGGCAACATCAGCATCAGCAATCAAATTACGAGTTACTTGCTCAAAATTATTTTGGACGGTAGCATCAAAATCAGTTGCACCAACTTTAGTCTTGAACAGTTTCATTTGAGAACGAATACGACTATCTACCCGATCAGCTAGAGTTGTCTTAGCAGATAGTACTGCAATGTCAACTGCAAGTTGTAGATCAGGAGTTACTGCAGTACCAACTGCATAGACTGCATCTTCTTCTGATGGAATATTAGTATACCACTTAGGCATCTCATCAATTTGATTCTCAACTTGAGCTTTTTTGTACTCAAACAATTCTTTAGACATAGACACGTCAGGCGGTGTCTTATCACATGCTGCAGCCATTGCAACAATAGGTAGTAACATAATCTTTTTCATCTTATAGCTCCTTCAACTTTTCGATGATTGCATCACGGCTGCCACTATCGACAAACCAGTTTAAAATATCTGGATATAATATAACAAGTGTCACTCCAGCAATAACACCTAACATAAATCTAATCATAGAACTCCTCCACTGACTAGAACTTCTAGAACATGACTTAAAGAATCATTTTCTTCAAGTCTGAATAGCCAATCACCTAAAGTTTTTGGCTCTGCTTCTTTCTCAACCACGATAACTTTTGGTGGTGGAGAATTGGTACAATCGTACCGTTGGAATGCGGTGATGGTTTCACCGTTCTTATATTGAACCTGTTGCTCATAGAAACAATCTTGTGCTTGCGCACTAGTTCCAATCGTTATCCATAGCAATAGTATCGCGCATCTTGTCACCATAATGTTCCTCAGCATACTTGGATGCATCTGTCCAATGATTAAAGTTTTCATCAAGATCTTGACCTTTTTTCGGTTCAACTTCTTGACGAGTGTAGTAAGCTTCACGCTTCTTCAATGCAGCCAACCTTTTTGATGCCGCGCGGATAGCATCCATACGCTCTTCATAAGTCGACTCTTTAGTAATAACAATAGTCATATTAATTTGCTCCCAATTGTACAGTCATTTCATACCAAACATTATCAATGATATGAGAAATTTCTTCACTATTTAAATGCGGTACCATCTTATAATGCCGGATTGTTCTTCTTGAATACTCTTGAAATGATTCTGAATCAATAGCAATATCAGCCATCAAATCAACAAACTTTTCTTCAATATCCATTACGTAACTTGACATACCCATATTAGCGTACCTCATAACCAAGATTTTTAAGAACCCAATCTTCACCAAGATCAGAAACGAAAGCCATTACTACACCTTCACGTGGATGTGTATCCATGCGATCAATGAAGCTTTTAAGCGAACCCATGTGACCTTTATTGAAACGACTCTTTACTTCGAGAACATCGTTACGATCTTCGGCATACATTTCAGCCATATCATGGTCAACACCAACAAACTCAACATGGCTGTTCCAAAGATTCTTTTCAAGCTTTGTAAGATTTTCTAAAAACATTTTGGACTCCTCTTCCTTTTCCATTTTATAGATCTATTATACACTATTTTTACGAAAATGTACAGGAAAAAGTGACGTAAAGTTCCTAACGAAATCAATACGTTGTGATTTTTTTCTATGATTTGTAAATTTTAAGGAGGTGAGATTCGAAAGCCTCGACCTTTTCAATCCTTTGAGGCCACAGAATATATTCTTTTTCTGGGTTCTTTTTGAGATTATTAAGTAGAGGTATGATAGCATTATATAGTTTATCCAATTTTTCCTGAGTAACATTAGCAGTAGTGGCTACATCACCTGCAGCTTTTTGTGCATCTTGCACGGCCTGCAATTCGGTTTCATCTACTGCGGTAAAACCAAAATCGAAAAAGTCATCAGACATTACCAAGTCTCCTTTGATTCAAATAAACGTTAAAGGTAACCCATGCAACTATAGCCCAAGCTAAGCTGTATAGTATACCTTGACTCAGAATGTATGCAAACACTCCAATCAATAAAAAATCATACCACTTCATTACATCTCCTCTTACTATTTATATTAATAGAAAGAAACCTTCTGCGGTGTTTCTTTCCAAATTTCGCAGAGCTAACAAATGAACGCTAGTTGCTGGACCGCAGTCCGTTCTCCTTTGTTGTTGTCACACTGTTGTGACGGTGAGTCTTTCTTATGAGGGCACTCTATAATTCCCACCAGCGTCTTAAATTTAAAGTCGTTTACTGGCTTAACCGCGTTATACCGCTCGACTATTGGATTAGTAAGTATGCATCAACTGAGAGAGGAGCGAGACAGGAGCATACTTACTAAACTTTTACCATATCCACTCAATCTCAATACCGAACTCTCGTTCTTGATCTTGTTCTTGAGTAACATGGTTGAATCCACTATTGTTATAGGTTTGCATATTAATAATCTTTTTATCAGACTTTTCGTATTCCTCTCGCAATTCTGCAAACCTATCTGTTAAACTTACACCATCACCATTGTATTCATCAAAAGGATGAGTAGTAAAATAAGAACCAAACATTTCTGTAGTTCTTACCATTATGCTGCCTCTGAAGGCTGAGCAAATTCGATGTAGACCATGTCCAGATCATCCTTGGTCTTGCAATCTTGCAAGAGATACCGAGCATATGACTTGCTTGTCACACAACCGATATAGTCATACAGACTATAGTATTCCATTTGGAACTCGAATTGTTCGGTGGTAAAGATGCCTTGGTCATTCCAATGCTTTCGGTCTTCGGCCAATAGGCCAATGAATGTGCCTGGGTTCTCAGCCATTTCCTGGCGAGACTTTTCATTGATACCTTCGATGTGTGTAATAAGATCAGTCATAATTTAGCTCCTCTTCCATTTTATAGATCTATTATACCATAGTTTTAACTAAATGTACACCCCTAAAATGCATTTTATTTGATTTTTTTTATCCTGCAGTTCCATAGTCTGTATGAGTATTTCCACGAGATTTAGTATTATCCAGTTCTTCTTTTAATTCTTTAATGCGCTTATAAGATTCTTGCAATTGTCTTTGCAATTCTTTTACATTATTTCTTAGGATGTCTTCTTGTGTTTGTTCCATTTTTCGAGCAATACCTCTTGTAGTTTATATGCTTCTATTTCCCATGGGAGTTTTAAATACTCTTCTCTATTAGAATAAAAATTAACTTCAGAAAATAATTCTTTACGAACATATTGTTTGACATGAACCATTTCATGAAATATAGTAGTTATAAAGTCATCACCTCTTAATTTT